GCTTCTTTCCATCTTCCCCACGCGCAGAAATTTGTTTATCAAATAATGCGAAATATTCTCTTCTAAATTTTACATCAACAACGCCATCTGTTGTTAATAAAGTCACTGAACCTTTATTTTTATTCTTCGCTATACAAGTTCCACAAATCTTATATAATTTGTACATATTGATAGTTTTTCCATTTTTTGTAAATGTTCTATCAATTTGAGGTTCTGGAGATAAATCATAAAAATTCACAAAACCATATCTGTTATTATCTATATGCGCTAATTCATGTTCATGATAATAAAAACATAATGCTTCCATTTCCCATGCTGAAATTGTTCCTCGCGCATATTTATTCCAATCTTCTAAAAAAATCAATTTATTATATTTATTTAATATTTCATCATGATTTTCTGTTAGCCAACTTCGATAAACATTCATCCATTTTTGATAAATTTTATCCCAATCAGTTTTTAACATACAATAAATACTACCATTTTGACACATTAATTTTTCTTGTTGAATATCCATTAAAAATGCCATTGCTCGTTCATCAAGAACATAATATGGTTTTAATTTATTCGCAGGAATAGTTATTGCTTTTAAATATCTATTAAATTCATAAACTCTTCGTGCCATTACCTAATCTTCATTTTCTTCTGGCACTAATTTATATTTCATTAAACCAGCTAAATTCTGAAGATTAACTTTTTTCTTTTTGTCACATACTTCCCAAATATACCAAGCCATACATTCTTTTCTATCCATCATATGATCAAAAGCCCCGCCTTTAATCAATGACATCATAACTTGTCGTTTAGGATCTACTTTATTTATAAAATCTCTTGGAGAAGCATATGGACGATGCTGAATAATTTCATCAATTATATCATCGCCAACATTTAACATACCTTTCATTCCAAAAAGAATTTGATTATTCTCTGGATCAGGAACAAATCCAAATTCTGAACGATTAATATCTGCTAAACTTACTTGAATACCTGCGGCGCGAATCTGACTAATTGCTTTTGCTAATTTTGTATATGAAGTTCCATCTTGTTTTTCATCATCAATATCATCTTCACTATCTAATGCGCCACTATTTACAATAAGATATGCTGTATTCCAATAAATTGGATACTTAATTCCTAAATATAATGTCTGCATTCCAATAAATGAATATGCCAAAGCATGAATAATACTGAATGAATAACCCATCTGTGGTCCAGCACCATACTTCCAGATATATTCACCTAATTTTCGTGAACTTGCTTTTTCTAATACTTTTTCACGAAGTGCTGGAATTTTACTCATTTGTTTCTTACCAACAATTTTACGAGCTGCATTTGCTTCTGCTAATGAAAATCCGCAAATATGTTCATCCATTAACATTCTCATAAGCTATTCTTGGCTTGGTGGAACTCCATAAGAAGATTTGAAATATGGTTCAATATACCTTTCTTCTTCTTTTGTTAATCCACAAGCATCCATTTCATTATACCATTGACTAATATCATTTTTATATCTAACATATTTATCTAATGGCATTTCTGCACCTGGCTCACTCGCCATAAGTCGCATCAAACCATTTGCGTCTGCCATTTCTAATGGATTATGTGGTTTAATTTTCTTTGCCGCCTGCGCACCAACTGCCCCTTCAAACTGGAAACATCCTAAGACTTTTCCATTTGCTAATGCGTCCCACATTTCTTCATCATCTTGTGGTAATACATTAGGATGAAGATATTTATTATATACTTCTCTTAAACTTAAAGTGGGGTCAATAACTTCATCAGCCTATAACAGATCAATTGTCTCAATTATAATATCCTGTACTGCTGTAAGAAGAAAATCATACTTAACACTTCCCGCTGCTTCTTGGTCATGAAGATCCCATTGAGTTGTTAAATTACCATTTCTCGCACGCATAACAGCTGCTTCATCAAATATATTTTCATCAAATAAAATAACACCCGACGCATGAATACCACGACGAGAAATTAACCCCTCAATTCCTTGCATAATTTCCAAAAGACCTGGATACATGTTAATCGTATTAAGAAATTGAGTTTGTGGTTTCTTGCCTTTATCTGGATCTCCATATACCATATCATGAAGATTCCAAATAATTCCCCTTTCTTGTGGAATTAATGATGAAATATATCTCGCATCATCTACATCAATACCTTCGGGATAATCTTCTGACCTATATCCACGACATGCCGTTAATACTGCTGACTTAGTTGCTTCTGTTCCAAATGTACAAACTTGAATAATTCCAAGTTCTCCACGTTCTTTACGAATCTCTTCAAATATTTTTGGAAGTTTACTTGGCGCCAAGTCAAGGTCGATATCACCAAGTTCTACACGTTCATCATTCAAATAACGCCAGAATGGAAGATTCCATTCAATCGGATCAAGCTGAGTTACTCCTAAAAGATAATGATTCAAACCAGAACATGCCGAACCACGTCCCGCACCTACTGTACTGCCGCAACGCCAGAACAAATCAATATAATGTTGAAGAGTATTTGGATAAGCAAACATACAAGTTTCAAGTTTTTCTCCAATAACTCTTTTTACTCTGGCTTCCTCTTCTAATCTATCAAGATATTCTTCTTTTAATCCAATCCCTTTGTCAATTAATGCTTCAAAACATTGATTAACCCAATATCTTTCTTGAATATTATCACTATTAAAAAGTTCTGTTAATATTGGATATTTATTATAAAATTCATCTAATTGGTCATTATAACCATCAAATGAACCCCCAAAATATTCTAAATATCCTTGCTTTTTATAATTTATTACTTCGACCTCTGGGATATGTTGATGTTTTTCTAATGAATAAAAATCTATTTTTTCTTTTACTTCTAATGAGTTTTCAAATATCCAATCAATATCTCGATCACTCATTGCCGCACTTAAATGTTCTCTTACTTCTTCTGGTGATTGCATATATGAATATTCATAAAATTCATCTACTTCACGTTCACCATCTTTTGAATTTAAAAATGCTTTATGAACAAATCTATCTTCTTTTTTAAGATAATGCGCATCTGTTCCTACAACCATCTTTAAATTAAATGCATGAGCAACATTTAAAAGTTGTTTATTTACAATAACTTGATCTTCTTTAATACTTGGCGCACATTCAATATAAAAATCATCTTTTCCAAATACATCAATACAGAAATTTATGAAATTACAAGCATTATTATAATATTCTTTTTCTGCTTCTTTATCCTGCGCTTTTCTTGCTAATGCTAATCCAAGAAGATTGGTAGATAATTCACCACCAATACATGCTGTGGTCGCAATAATATGACCTTTATATTTCTTCATAATTTCTTGAAGTTCAGATTTTAAAGTTGGAACTCTTTCAAGACGACGATCAACATAAAGATTATACCATGCTGTACTACTTAATTCACAAAGACCTTTATATCCTAATCTATCTTTTGCCAAAAGAATAAAGTGATAATATTTTTGCCCTCTATCTCTTGTATCTGTAAGGTAAATTTCATTACCTAATGCTATTGTAAAATCTGGATATTTTTCTTTTATTTCTTTTGCGTATTTATTGACTATCATATGCGAACATAAGGCTTCGTGATCAGTTATACTACATCCACTAAGCCCTATTTCAATCGCTCTATTGATTAAGTCCTTAGGATGGTTAATACAGTCTACCAAACGAAGATTAGCACTAAGAATACTCAGTATGAGCATGGACATCAAAAAAAGTATTCATCTGAGTATTTATATTAATCATCCCCTTTATTTAAAATATTTTCAATAAAATAGTCAGATACAGTGTGTGTTTCTTTTTTAAATATATTCCATTCTTCCATAGTCATATCTCTTTTAGCTAAATTTTCAAATGTTGTTAAAAACTAAAAATTTTCTAATATATTTTTTCCACCTTTTGAAGATGGAATAATATGATCTAAACTAGGCTTTGCCCAATCATAAAATGTCTAATTTTTATTTTTATTACTCTACCAAAAATTTATTATCTATTGTAATTGCTAATCATTCCAAAAATAATCAATAATTTGTTTATATTCCTCATGATTATTTTCATAATAAGTTAAAGAATTTCCACTAGTTCTAACTAATGCTTTATGAATTAATAAAAATTTTTCAAAATTATCTTGAAACTAATCAAAATATTCTTCTGGTAAGCTAATATAACTAGTTGATAAAAATGCTTTTTTCTTTCTATCACATCCACAACTAGTTTGAGTATAATTACCATTGCCAGTTAAATAACTGACAGGAACCATTACTTCATTACCACATTCACATCTACAAAGCCAATAATTACCATGAGTCTATGAAGGCCGTTCTTCTTTTTCAAGCTAACGAATACAAGTTAATTTTCCAATTTTTTGATTTGTAAAATTATATTTTTTCATTTTATCTTCTCCTATCATATTTCTATTTTATATGATAATCTAACAAGATAAATTATTTTCTTTTGCCCGACTATTTAATATATATAAAAAGAAGTTTTTTATATTCTGTATGAGCGTGACAATCAAAGAATGTCTATACCAAACTAAAAACTCCTTTTCATATTTATTCTATGAATATTATATCATATATTTTATTAATTGTCAATCACCAACTAAAATAACGGCTTTTTCAGCTCTAGTTACTAATGTATAAAGATACTTCTTATATTCATCTGGTTTTTGTCTTTTTAACCAACTTGCTTCATATCCTAACACATATGGATACTCACTACCTTGAGCCTTCCAGCAAGTAATAGCATATCCATAATTAAATTGATATGGAATATCTTTAGAATACCGCATCGCATCAAACCAAGGGTCTTTTCTAGCTCTAGCAGATAAAGATTTATTATATCCGCCTAATTGATATTCTTGCTTACTTGTTAATGATGCGTCTCCAGTAGTTAAACATTTATAATCTATTGGTAATTGAGAAAATTCATCATCTTCATCTACTAACAAATTAGTATATATTAAATCAGTAGGTTGAAAATCTTTAAATCTATCCAGTCTTGGATATTCTTGTAAAAAATGTTTATAATCTATAATAGTGCCAATAGCTCCATTAGTTAAAGCATTACCATTTGGACTAATATCATCCCAATGATTTTTTAAACTAATAATTTTATCACCCGGCTCTGGCTCACTACCTTTTCCTAGTAATTCTCTAATGCGAAAATTAAGTCTATTACGTTCTTGATTTGTTCCACAAATTACTTGACTTGCTTGTAATAAGCACAAATCTTCATCAGAAAATTCTCTTTTATGAGGAACAATTTTAACTTCTCCACTAACAGTAGGAAAAAGACGGAAATCTTTTCCTTCTCGTATATGCATAGATAATCTAATAATAGCACTCTCTTGCGCTTGCCGCATTACTTCATCTAGGAATACATGTGGCTTTTCTAAAATAGGATTAGCTTCTTCCTTAACTGGAGGTAATTGACCAGGATCGCCCATTGCTAATACATAAACTCCATGAGATAATAATTGATACCATAATTCTTGCGGCAGCATAGATACTTCATCTACCACAATTAATTGATAATCATGTTCTAATCTTTCTCTTGGCGTAAATGCATATGTTCCATCTGATCTTTGATGAGCACGATATAATAGTTTATGAGCAGTCACGGCATTAGGGCAACCTTTATTTTTAAGAACTGTTGCCGCTTTACCTGTATAAGCAACATATGCTACTTCTTCTGGATAAAAGCCTAAAGCAGCAACAATATACTTGACTAAAGTAGATTTTCCTGTTCCAGTCAAGCGTAGCCTGAAATAACAGTATAAGGCATTCCTAAATTATAACGATTAACCGCCATTTTAAGTCCTTCTTCTTGTTTATTTGTCAGCTACATTTGGCCTCACCTACCTTTATTATTAATATATAATTCATTATATAACCCAATGCCTTTCTATAAATTCATTATGCCATTTAATATCAGGAAATCTAGTTTCACAATATTTTATAAATTCGTCTTCGGCCATCCAATTAAAAATATCTCCCTAAAAGAAATCCTCATGTTCTTCCATATATGCCCAAAATTTAGGATTTAATTCATGCGGTTCCATTTCGATAGCATCTTCAATAGCATGACGAATTTCCCAAACTTCAGCATCCTTTTTTAAAAAATCTTTAATAGGAAGTAAATCTAATGCTCCATATTCTATTTTTAATAATTCATCATAACTCATTTTTCCATACCCATGTAAATTTAACATCATTTTATATCACCTATAATTATTATATTATATAATTTAATAAAAATCAACTTTTAAAAAAGAAAGAATGCCGCATTCGCGCTTCATCCGGACGGCATAACCTGGTTCGCGCCTTTTACATAAAGGCAATAAATTCGCTTGAAAAATTTCCAAGCGAATTTTTATTTCATACCTCGGTGTCTGCGCCCACAAACCAGGCAGCGAGCACTAAATCAAAAATCCCATTTCGTCCTTTTAACTATTTCAAAGTCCTCCAAAAGAACCTATGGAGTTACGCTTCCCATATAATGATTTAATTGACATTTACCAATAGCAGTTAAAGTTAATGTGCCGCCTTGAGGATCTAATAATAATTTTTGATCTTCTTTCATATGGAATTTAATCATTGAAGTTTTGCGGCCGGGAAATGTAAGTTTAAGAGTATTTTTATCACTACCTAAATATTGAATTCCTTCACTATCAATCTTAATATTAGTAATAGCAATTAATGGTTCTTCTAATCCTTGCCCCCATAATGTAGCATTTGAACCAATGGCAAATACTTCATTATCATTTAACTAATCAGCAGTAACTTCTAAATCAACATAATAACAAGGAGAAAAATCAAAATCTGATAATTCTTTATTTGTTATTTCAATAAATCTATTAAAATTTTTATCAGCAATAGATGCGCCGAATGCGCTGGCATGCAAAATTCAAATTATTTCTAATTTGTTTAGACTATTTCTTACTGTAAAATATTTACAGAATCCCATTTCGAGATACGTATCAATAGTATCTCTACTCTCTGTCTAACCAGAGATAGTCGTTACAGGTTATTTATTTTCTTTATATTTCCAAATATATCCTAGACCAGTTGATATTTTTCCAGTAGCACATGCTCTAATTGTGCTTGGATTACCAAATCCTAAATATTGTGCTGCTGTTACAGCATCTTTAAATTCTTTAATTATTTCTTTACTATTTATATCAATCATTTGTATTGGTTTAGATTGCTAATTATTTTTTCTTAATGGATAATCTAATGATTCATCAAAAAAATTCTACCCTTGATTAATTGCAGTAACAGTTGTTCTTCCAACGTTATATTTTTCTCCAATTTCTTTTTGAGTTAAATTAGAATTTAATAAATCATTTTTAATTAAATTAGCACGTTCGATTTTAAAATTTTTATTAATTTCTTTGCGAATAGGATATTCTAAATCATCATTATGCCAAATTATTCCATTATTAATTCTTTCAATTGCACTTCTTGAATAATTAAAAGTTTTTGCAATTTCTAAAACAGATAACTTTGTACTTTTTAATAAATAAATAATTTTTTCAATATCCTATAAGTTATGCATAGCATAGTGGTGTTTTTCACCAGTCGGATGAGGAGGATCATCTCCTCCAGCAGTCATATTGTATCCCCAACTATTTTCTTCTTCTATATAACTATTATAATATTTTATCCAATACTTTTCTCTTTCATTATAATTCTCTATTGGGCCTTCAATAATATCAAATGAAAAATTTTCAATTCCATATTTATTTATAGCATAATATAATAATTTGTTCTGTTCTTCTACTCCACCACAATTTTTATGCTCTCTAAATCGACGATTAATATTATTTGTCTAACCAATATAAACTTTTTTATTAATATTATTTGTAATTTTATAAATATATTTTTCCATATTAATTCTCCTTAATATAAATTAGGAGAGAAAATAAATCTTCCCACGAGATTACCATGTATATTATTTTCTCTAATATATTTAGGTTTCCTCGTTAGCCATTTAATCAAAAATGTCCTTTCAACATTTTTATTAAAAGACCCCCATGATGAATGGGTAAGAGATTTAAGGGCCATGCTATTAACCCTATGCAAGTTCCATACAACCAGTATCTAAACAAAACTATCTAAAGTTTTCTAATTTAGAATTTGTATAATTACGACCTGAACCTGCGTATAATATTGAGCCATCAGGTTGATTAATTACTCTTAATACTAGTGTAGGTCGCGCGTATTTATTAGCCAACTAGTTTGCAATAAGACCTGCTAAATTCTTATCAACTTCTTCTTCTGGCACACGCAAAATTAATAATTTATTATCTAATAAGTTTTCTTCTTCGATACGTGCTTCTATATTTGCTAAACTAGTATCTTGCGCACGTTTCTATCTGCTTTTTACATTTACACAAGTTCTTCCAGCCTGTTCATGCCGTGGTTCAATCTATCCTTTACATCCTCGTTTTGTAGATGGAATCATTTCATCACTACGCCATTCAAGCATTGCTTCAAACATTAACTATTTTTCTTCCATAGTGCCTGAACGAGTCATAGCATTAATATAAGGAACAATATAAAATGCTATACCAATTGGAGTAATTCCACCTTCAAATTGAAATTTCTAACGGTTCATCATTTCAATAAAAAATGGATTTCTAATTCTCTAAAGGCCATCCTAAATAATATAATGAGTTTCAAAATCCATCATATTCATCATATCACCTACAAGGCCAAGCGCTGCTAAATCTTCATAATCAATAGCATATTGAGTTTTCATAATACTATCAATATAACAACAGAATTTCCAGACAACCGCAGCACCACATAAAGATTTTGTGGGATAATTTTTAGATAACTAATTATTAATAGTTATAGCATTTTTTGAATATCCACCATCTGTTTCATGGTGGTCTAATATTAAACAATCAACATGATTGTCTTGTAATATTTCGTGCTAAATATAATCATTACTTGAACTATCAGGACAAATAATAAATCTAATATTTTTATTTAACCAATCAAATTCTTTTAAAGTATCTTCAAGGCCATGTTGTTTTCCTGAATGTATAAAATAATAAATATGATTCTATACCCAGCTTGGAAAGAATCTATTTAAATAATTCATTAAAATAGCACTAGATGTATAACCATCACAATCACTATCTACTACAATTAAAGTATTACTTTTTAGATCAATATGTTTAATAAGGAGTTTAACGCCTTCGCGCATATTATCCAAAAGTAATGGATCAATTAAATCATTTTCATCAACTGTTAAATAATGATTAATATCCTATCTATTTTTAAACCCTCGATTTAATAAAATCTATTCTAATAATGTTGTTCCATCTATACGAGGAGCTATTAATTTATATTCCATAACTCCTCCTTAATTATAAATAACATACTAATATTTCTACATCCATATCTTCAAATATATCTTTTATAAGAGCACGCACAATAGGCCATTTTAATTTGTCTAAACCGCATCCAATTAATGGCATCGCAATTTTATCAATATATAATTTTTCTAATGCGGTTCGTAGATGAAATAAGGCTTCATACATTGTTTCATAAGTTGGCAGACTTTGTGCGCGTCCTTTTGTAATCATACTTAATACTGGTTCGGTATATATACAATTTCCTACTGGTATAGAAAAAGGTTTTGCGCGAGACTAAATAGCATCACGTGTTTTATATCTTTTTTGAAACTCTAAAGCAATTCCTTTACCGAGAGCAAAATCAGCAGAAATACAATGAACAAAAGTATATGAATCATCTACTGTGAATAAATCTCTTTTTTCTTCGTGATAATACATAATTATTCACCTACATAAATGTATCTCATTATTAAAATATTCAATATGAGTTAATGGTTTATTATATTCTTCAAATATTTGATTACATTTTTCAATAGATGTGGCACCAATATTTATATGACATACATCACAATGTAAATGCCATGGTGTATATCCCCATTCATCAAGATGATATGTAATCTCATTATTACAATTTGGGCATCTCATAATCTTACTCTCTCTTTAAATAATTTTAAAAAAATTTCTTTATCCAAGTCTATTGGACTATCTTTATAGCCAGTTAGCATATTTCTATCATAAATAATACTTATATTAATATCATTTTTAAATCTATCATTTAATTTTTCAAGATTTTTAATATAATGTTTATATTCAGTATTATTTTTTTCTTCCCATTGTCTATCAAAAGCAATGACCATTTCTTGACAATTTAAATCTAATAAATATTGAACCTAATATGCTGATATATTACTACCACAACAAGCAGTAGAAATATCATTATCAAATCCAAAATATGTTTGATATTTTAAACAAGATTTTTCTGCTTCAAATATAATAGCAATTTTACTTGTCTAGATATTGTTTTTACTATTATTTAAATTATATAAATTCATACCAAGAGGATGATTATATTGTTTGCGGCCTATAGTCATTGGTCTATATTTACCATATCTTTCAGCATCTTCCTTAACTAGTGTGCGGCCGCGCAATCCTATAAATTTTCCATTAATATCATAATGTGGAATAGTTATTTGACCTGTTGGAGGAAAATATCCAATTCTTGCTTGCCGCATACTTTCTCTGCTGATACCTTCATCCTCCCATGGCTTTATTCTCACATTGTAATTTAAATTATTTAATATATTATCATCATATTCTTTTAATTCAATATGATAATCTTTTAAACTTAAATCTTGTATTCTATCATAAGCATCAAATGTTTTCCAATCAATTAAGCTATCTTGTGCATCTAAATCAGCATAACCAGCTAATCCAAATTTAATTGCTATATAACGAACGGCAGCATTTAAATCATATTCTTTATTCCATTGAATTCTAGCAACTTTAATTAAAAGTTCAAATATATCAAAAGATCCAGCGCAGCCAGTATAGCAAATAAATAGATCAGTATTTCTATAATAGTATAATTTTCTACTACCTTCTCCAGGAGGATTATGACATATTGTAGCACTCACTATTCCAAAATCTGAATAGGCTGGTTCACCGCCCCACTCTTCAAGTAATTGGAATATCTAATCAATACTTAATTTTTCTCTTATTTCATGCTTATTATATGTAATCATATGGTAGTAACTTTAACGCAATTTCCTTTCAGTCCAAAAGTTTCATTTACTACTTTACAGAGATATGCCTATGGATGCATATTTTTATCTGCGCCTTTTCGTTCATTAAGAATTTCTTTTGCCATTAGCTTTGGCATTTCATATTCAATTCCACCATAATAAGGTTTTGCCCATACACTTTTAGATTCATTATTCATTTTATATACCTCTTAATTAAAATTATTTACTGTTTCAATTTTCAAATTATTAATTTGAATAAGTTCATAACTCCATGTTGTAGCAAACATAGGCTTTACTCGACAAGTTCCTAAATCTGCGTCACACCATAGATATATTCCTTTATATCTACCACGACGGTTTTTATAAATTGAAAGTTTTAAATTAGGTTTTTTAAAACCAGTATTTACAATTATTCTTTCAAGATTTTCTTGATCTTCATTTGTTGTTGATAAAAGAATACTGCCATAGTCAATTTTATCAGCAATACTTTTTGCTCCTCGTAAAAGATTTTGGTCTGGAGTTTCACTAGTCTGATAATCGGCATTTAATTGTGTCGATGTCATAATAAAAACTCCATATTGATTACATATATCTTTTAAACGAATTGATAACATAAAAAGAATATTATCTTCTCTTAATCTTACTCCACCAGATCTTTTAGAAATTTCTTCTAAAATTTTTAAACTAGTATGTATATAATCAAAAAAAATATACTTTACATCATGATCTCGAATATTCTTTTTTATTTTATTTTCAATATCTGTTAATGAAAAGTCTGGTAATACTTCAATATATATAGGTGAATCTTTTAAAATTTTAGCTGCTTCTAATACTCTATCTTTTTCATCACCTTCATATTTACCATTCAAAATATGTTCTTCATTTACACAAGATAAAAAAGCCAACATCATAGTTTGTACTTCTGTCAACTCTTGCTCCGTTGTAATAAATAAAGTTGGTTCAGAAGTTCCATTTCTAATCCATCCGAACGCATCATCATATATTCTATTACAAGCTATATAACAAGCATCAGCAATCATACTACGAGATTTCCCAATACCAGTTGCGGCCGAGCGCAAATATAATTTTTTTAATCTTGCTCCACGAGTTACTGTATTAATCAATGGCCCATAAAGAGGAACACCAACTTCAGGAGACTTCTCAAATTCAGCAATTAAATCTTCTAGTCCTTCACCAGCTTGATAGGCTTGGCCCCAAGAACCATCTACATATGTTGCTTTTATTTCGTCTAATTTATTTTGAACTAATTGTGCTAACCCTTCTAGGCTAGTATTATCAATAAAATCTTCTTGCTATTGGCGTAATTTTAAATCAACAATATTATCAGGATCATAAATATCCGTAACGTTAATACCATAATTATCCATTGCTCTTAACAATGTCATTTTTTTCATTCGATTATAATAATAATCAAATGAAGCAGTATTAGCATTTTCGGCAGCTTTTAATAACCATTCTTCACCTTTTTGTTTTAAAAATATTGCTTCACTTTTTGGACGAGAACTTAAATAATCTAATATACTATTTAAACTAATTTGTTCAGCACCAAGTTCATGTAATTTATAAATTGTTCCAAAAATAATCTGATGAAATATATCAGGAAAATCATTTTCTGTAATAGTATATTTATCAGTATAGTCAAGTAATTGAGGAGTTTTAAAAACACTACCAATCACCTAAACTATACTGGGAGTATCAACATATTTATTTGCCATCAATATTATCCTCTTCAAGAAAAGTAAATAATCTTCTCTTGGTTACTTTCTTCTCTGGTGATTTAATCTTTATTTCTATATCTTTTGGAATGTATTCTTTATAATCCTAAATTTGTTCATTCTATAAATTAGCTAAATATAAAGCATAATAATATTCTTTTGCCTGATTATAAATATAAGGAATAATTCCAATTCCTCTATTGGTATCTAATGGATTTTTCTTTACTTCATACCAATATTTTAAAGCCTTTAACATTCCACTATAAGTAAATTCATAATCTTTCTCATATTGAGTGACTTGTTTCATATAAGCAGGAGGAATATAATTATCTTTTAATTTATATAATTGAATAATATAAATCATTAGTTTTTCTAAATCATTCTCAGGATGCTTTGCCGCACAATTCTTATGAACATACCTATTTGGAAGTTCAGGCATTGGAATAACATCTTTACTATCTATTTCAATTGCTTTATGACACCAAAAACAAGTAGATGCTTTTGCTGGGTCCCATATCTTATAGATCTATTTTTCTTTTCCTTCATTAACTGCTTTAGTATAACATTCAGCATGTCCATATCGAAAAACTTTACCCCATGGGATTTGAACAAAAGCAACTTTTTCCCTATCAAATTGTTTTTTACAATAACGACAATTAACTGTTGCCATTACATCAACTCACTTATATTTTTTCTATAAATATTATATCATAAAAAATAAAAAAAGTCAATCCCATCTTAGGATTGACTTTTTTATTACTTAACATTAATTAAATCGTCTTCAATTTCAGTAACTACTAAATAAACAAGTTCTGCTTGATCGCGAGTTACTCCAGACATTTTCTTTCCTTTTCCAAGATACTTTTCAACAATTTGAGTAATTCTTGGAGCATAATAGTCTTGGTCTTTTCCCATCAAAATTCCGACATCTTCTTCAAACTTCTTCATATATTCGTCAAAGTCATATTCTTTAACAATAGAAACAGTTTCTCTTTCATCAGTAACATATTTATTATCATGCTCTCCTGCTTCTTTATCAATTGCTTCTGTCAATGCTTTAGCAAGACTATCATAATTGAAATCAATTTCAGGGCTGATATATTTAAATCTACAACCACAAGAAATACCAGAACCACCAGGAGAACGAAGAGTAAGTTTCATTTTAGTTGTTCCATCTTCTTGCGCAACGCCATGAGCATAACCATAAAGGTCGGCCATATTCTCAATGATCTTTAATGCAGAAGACTGTGTTGAAGGTTTAGTTTCTGTTCCAATGTCACGACCAGAAGCATCCTTAATATTATTAGTGGTTGAATGAGAAATAAATACAACAGCATATCCCATCATTGTTAAACCACGGAAAACATCTTCAAATTCTTTCTTATATTTAGACCAGCTATTTTTTACCCAGCCGCCTTCGCCCATATCATCAATGCCTAACTGACTACAAATATATTTCTAACAAAGATCGGCGGCGATATCAACTGTATCAACAATGATTGATTTATAAACAGCTTGAACTTCTGGCTTTTTTAATTCACGGAAAATCTGTTTCATTTCACCCCAAGTGGTTACATCTTG